AGTGTAAATATTGGTATTCTTGCTAACAAGGCAGCAACCGCAAGGGAACTTCTTGGCAGACTACAAACTGCATATGAGAATGTTCCCAAGTGGATGCAACAAGGTGTACTAGCATGGAATAGAGGTTCATTAGAGTTAGAAAATGGTTCCAAAATCTTGGCTGCTTCAACATCTGCCTCAGCTGTTCGAGGAATGTCATTCAATATATTGTTTTTGGATGAGTTTGCATTCGTTCCAAATCATATTGCTGATTCGTTTTTTGCCTCTGTTTATCCTACTATTACTTCTGGTAAGTCTACTAAGGTTATTATCGTCTCGACCCCCCACGGAATGAATCACTTCTACCGTATGTGGCACGATGCGGAAAGAAGTAAAAACGAATATGTACCAACTGATGTTCATTGGTCAGAAGTTCCTGGTAGGGATTCTAAATGGAAAGCACAAACGATTGCAAACACATCAGATCAACAGTTCAGAGTTGAGTTTGAGTGTGAGTTCTTAGGATCTGTTGATACATTAATTGCTCCTAGTAAATTAAGGACAATGATTTATCAAGCACCAGAAAAGAGAAGTGCTGGATTAGATGTATATGTTGACCCAGTTAAAGGACATGAATATGCTATTACAGTTGACGTAGCAAGAGGAGTAGCAAAAGATTATTCTGCATTCGTAGTTATTGATATAACAGAGTTTCCTCATTCAGTTGTAGCAAAGTATAGGAATAATGAAATTAAACCCATGTTATTTCCAAGTATTATTGAGGAAGTTGGGAGAAGTTATAATAATGCCTTTGTTTTATGTGAAGTAAATGATGTTGGGGATCAAGTAGCATCCATATTAAATTTCGATATGGAGTATGAAAATCTTCTTATGTGCTCTATGAGAGGAAGAGCAGGGCAAGTTGTAGGTCAGGGATTCTCAGGTAAGAAGACTCAACTTGGTGTTAAGATGTCCAAGACTGTTAAGAAGGTTGGTGCTCTTAACTTAAAGACATTAATAGAAGAAGATAAACTCCTTTCATGTGATTATGAGATTATGAGTGAGTTGACTACATTCATTCAGAAAAATAATTCATTCGAGGCAGAAGACGGATGTAATGATGATCTTGCTATGTGTCTTGTCATATATGCATGGCTAGTAGCTCAAGATTACTTTAAGGAACTCACTGATCAGGATGTAAGAAAAAGATTATACGAAGAACAAAAGAATCAGATTGAACAAGATATGGCTCCATTTGGTTTTATGGATGATGGTATGAGTGAAGATACTTTTATTGATGCAGAGGGGGAACAATGGAAAAAAGCAGATGAGTATGGAGATAGATCATTTATGTGGGAGTATAGGTAGTATTGTTCACGCACTGTTTATAGCAGTCGTAAATCAATATTTTGATAAATATTTTCAGATTAACTGAGACTCGGAGAACACAAGCATGGCTACTCCTCAATTATCTCCTGGAGTACTGGTAAGGGAGGTTGACTTAACAGTAGGAAGAGCTGATAATGTATTGGACAATATAGGTGCAATTGCGGGACCATTCCCAATTGGACCAGTAAATGACCCAATTGATATAACCACAGAACAAGATCTTATCAATGTATTTGGTAAGCCCATCTCAACAGATGCTCAATATGAGTACTGGATGAGTGCAGCATCCTACCTTTCATATGGGGGAGTTCTAAAAGTAACAAGAGCAGCAGGTGACACACTTGCTAATGCTAATGCTGGTGCTGGTAGTGCAAATGCTACTATGACTGGTGCAGCAAGAATTGACAACTATGACGATTATACAAATAATCATCAAGATACAGACAACACTTTCGTATATGCCGCAAAGAACTCTGGTACTTGGGCAGATGGATTAAAGGTTTGCTTTATCGACGACAAGGCAGATCAAACTGTAACTTTATCCGCAATACCAACTGGTACTGCTGTTGGACAAGGTGTTTCAGTTTCAGTTCCAAATAATACAGTAATTCCTGGTACAGGAAGTACATCCGCATTTAGTGGATATATTAAAGGTATTGTTACTGGTATCGATGCTGGTACAAAGAAACTTGACGTTAAATTAACATCAAGAGTTTCTACTGATGGTACAGAAACAGCAATAACTTATGCAGAAGGAACTAATTATGCATCATTAACAACTGGTGCTGGATTTAATACACTAACTGTTATTAGTTCTGCAGGTGCTATTGTTGGAACAACTGCAACTATCAATGCATCGGTTGACTGGTATAACCAACAAACTCTTGGGTTAACAAACTCAACAATTTACTGGAAGCAAATTGCTCCAAAACCTTCTACTAACGTTTATGTTTCTGATAGACAAGGTAAAGGTGATGGTCTACACGTTGTTGTAGTTGATGACAAAGGAACAATTAGTGGAATAAAAGGAAATATTTTAGAGAAGCATGTAGGCATCTCTAAAGCAAAAGATGCAGTTTCATCTGTAAATGCTCCGCAAAAGATCTGGTACAATCAGTTCTTGGCAGATTACTCAGCAAATATCTATGCTGGTAAGAACCCATCAAGTGCTGCTGATGCATATTGGGGTACAACTCCAACAGCAACTGGATTCTCTTCTGGTTGGACTAAAGTTACTGATGCTGGCGGTCTTTGGGGACAGGATGCTCAAGGTGTTACATATAGTTCACTAGGTAATGTGGTTTACACATTCGGTGGTGGTGCTGATTATAATGCTACTGGTGGAATGAAAGCATCACTTGCTGATCAGATAACAGCATATAATAAGTTTAGTAATAAAGATGAAGTCGCAGTAGACTTCCTAATCATGGGTCCAGGATGTGATACACAGGCAGAGTCACAAGCAAAAGCAAATTCTCTAATTTCTATTGCTAATCTTAGAAAAGATTGTGTGGCAACTGTTGGACCACATAGAGGAGACATTGTTGGACTAACCAACACTGATACTCAGACTGATAACCTGATTAAGTACTTCTCACCACTTTCATCTTCATCTTATGCAGTATTTGATAGTGGTTATAAGTATACTTACGACAGATTCAATAACAAGTTCCGTTACATCCCAACAAATAGTGATGTTGCTGGTCTAATGTGTCGTACAGGAATCAATGCTTATCCTTGGTTCTCACCTGCTGGACAACAGCGTGGTATAGTCAACAATGCAATTAAACTTGCATATAATCCAAGTAAAGCACAAAGAGATCAACTTTATCCTCAAAGGATTAACTCAGTCATAACACAACCAGGAATTGGTACTCTATTATTCGGAGACAAGACTGGTCTAGGTTATGCATCTGCTTTCGATAGAATCAATGTTCGTCGTCTGTTCTTAACAGTTGAGCAAGCATTACAGAAAGCAGCAGAAGCTCAACTCTTCGAGTTGAACGATGAGCTCACAAGAGCAAACTTTAAGAATATTGTAGAACCTTATCTACGTGACATTCAGGCAAAGAGAGGTCTTTATGGATTCCTCGTTATTTGCGACACTACAAATAACACACCTGATGTTATTGATAATAATGAATTTAGAGCAGACATCTTCCTGAAGCCTGCCAAGTCAATCAACTACGTTACTCTTACTTTCGTTGCTACACGTACTGGTGTTAGTTTCGAGGAAGTAGCAGGTCGAGTTTAATAACATTATCTAAATAAACACAGGAGGATCAAAAACAATGGCCAAGACAAGAGAAAACAAAACCATTTCTCAATTTAAGGGTGCTCTCATCGGTGGCGGTGCAAGACCTAATCTGTTCGAGGTAGAGTTAACTACTCTACCTGCAGGGATACAGTGGAACGCAGACAGCTTTAGATATATGTGTAAAGCTGCATCATTACCTGCTTCTAACATAGCAGCAATTGATGTTCCATTTAGAGGTCGTATTTTCAAGGTTGCTGGAGACAGAACATTTGATACATGGACTGTAACTATCATCAACGATGAAGGATTTATCCTTAGAACTGCGATGGAAGAGTGGATGAATCAAATTTCTAAGTTAGAAAATAACTTAGGTGCTACTCAACCACAGTCTTATATGACTAATGCTAAGGTATTCCAACTTGGTAGAGGTTCTAAGACAAGCAGTGAAGATAACACTGGTGAGAAGAATACAGTTCTTAGGGAATATGAATTCGTTGATATTTTCCCAACAAATATATCTGCTATTGACTTATCATACGAATCAAGCGATACTATAGAAGAATTCACAGTTGAATTCCAAGTTCAATCCTTCAGCCTTGCTGGAAACGGTCAAGCCGACTAGCATAAATAGTACGAAGGAAAATTTAATAAATCATGGCTAAGTTATTTGGGTTCTCTATTGAGGACACAGAACCACTATCTCCCAATGCGGTTTCCCCCGTCGCTCCTAATGATGAGGACGGGGTTGACCATTATGCGAGTAGTGGTTTTTTTGGTTCTTATGTTGATATTGAAGGTGTTTACAGAACCGAATTTGAGTTAATTAAACGGTATAGAGAAATGGCACTTCATCCCGAAGCGGATAGTGCTATTGAAGATATTGTAAATGAAGCAGTTGTTTCAGACTCAAATGATGTTCCTGTACAAATAGAACTTTCCAATCTCAATGCTAGTGATAGTATTAAGAATAAAATAAGATCAGAATTTAAGTATCTTCTTGATCTTTTAGACTTTGGTAAAAAATCTCACGAAATTTATCGTAACTGGTATATTGACGGAAGGATTTATTACCATAAAGTTATTGACTTAAAGAACCCTCAAGAGGGTATCCAGGATTTGCGTTATATTGACGCAATGAAGATGCGTTATGTTAGAGCAGAGAAGAAGCAAGATAAAGATAAGTATTTTAATATGAATAAGATGGGTCAAACCGATAATCCAATGGATTATAAATGGCCAGAGTTAGAAGAGTACTTTATATACAATCCAAAGTCACAATATCCAACAGGAAATATAAATGCAACAGGTGCAAGTCAAGGAATTAAGCTAGCGAAAGATGCAGTAACGTACTGTACATCAGGTTTGGTAGATAGAAATAAAGGAAATACCCTATCTTATTTGCACAAAGCAATCAAATCCATCAATCAACTTAGAATGATTGAGGATTCTCTAGTAATATACAGACTATCTCGTGCTCCAGAAAGAAGAATTTTCTACATAGATGTAGGTAATTTACCTAAAGTAAAGGCAGAGCAATATCTCAGAGATGTGATGATGCGATATCGTAACAAACTTGTATACGACGCTCAAACAGGAGAAGTACGTGATGACAAAAAGTACATGGCGATGCTGGAAGATTTCTGGCTCCCTCGGAGAGAAGGAGGACGTGGTACTGAGATTTCTACTCTTCCAGGAGGTCAAAACCTGGGTGAGATCACGGACATCGAGTACTTCAAAAAGAAATTATACCGTTCCCTCAACGTACCTCCTTCCAGAATGGATGGAGAAGGAGGATTTAACCTCGGAAGATCCTCAGAAATCTTAAGAGATGAACTTAAGTTCACTAAGTTTGTAGCACGTTTGAGAAAAAGATTCTCAAAAATGTTTGATGATATGCTTAGAACACAGTTGATCCTTAAGAATATATGCACCCCAGAAGACTGGGAAATAATGAGTGAGCATATACAATATGACTTCTTATATGATAATCACTTCTCAGAACTTAAAGAATCTGAGTTATTAAATGAAAGAATTACTACCTTACAAGCAGCAGAACCATATGTTGGAAGGTATTTCTCTCAGGATTATGTAAGAAGACAGATCTTAAGACAGACAGATGAGGAAATTATAGAACAGGATAAGATAATAAAGAAGGAAATTAAAGACGGTACTATACCTGATCCTTCTATTCCAATAGATCCTGAAACTGGAATGCCATTAGATCCAGGTATGGGAGGAATGGATTTAGGTGCTCCAGTGATGGAACCTAACCTCGACGGCACTAAGGATGGTGGTATGACTCAACTACCCAAGGGTGGAGAGATATAAATATTAAGGATTAAACACATTATTTGGATTTATTTACAATGCCTGAAGTTACTAATGATGATTTAATGGATATGATTATTGCTGATGAATCACCATCGAATATAAGCGATAAGATAAAAGATATCCTATATGCAAAGTCTGGAGATAAAGTTGATGGACATCGACCTAATATTGCTGGACAAACCTTTGATGCACAGGGTGAGACTGAATCCGAAGAATAGTGTTTATAAATAACTAAATAACTGGATTTTAGAGGGTTAGACAATGTTAATAAAAGTTTTAGATGAAGAAGGTAATTTATCTTCTGCTTCTAATGTTGACTTAGCTACTGTAGTACGGCTTTATAATGCCCATAGTGCTGCTGTTGTTATTACCAGAAAATTAGCTGGTGGTACTACAGTTGGTAGTTTAAGTGTTGGTACATTGGATACAGTCCTCTTGGAGAAAGATGCAACAGATACTTTAACTGCAGCATCTAATGGATCCAGTATGAAGGTTGTAAAGATCGCTTACGGTAACTAAAAATGAAACTCATCAGAGAAGAAATTGAATCAGTAAAATTTATTACTGAGAAATTAAAGTCTGGTAAACAGAACCTTTATATAGAAGGTATCTTTTTGCAGGGTAACATCAAGAACCGTAATGGCAGAATGTATCCTATGGAAACTCTCCAAAGAGAAGTTGCCAGGTACAATGAATCCAATATAGTTTCAGGTAGAGCACTTGGAGAATTGGGACATCCCGATGGTCCAACTGTTAACCTCGATAGAGTATCCCATAAAATTGTTTCACTTAAAGAGAGTGGATCTAATTTTATAGGAAAAGCGAAAATCCTTGACACACCAATGGGGTCAATTGCAAAGTCTCTTATAGGAGAAGGTGTAAAACTAGGTGTTTCATCTCGTGGTATTGGTTCATTGAAACCAACCCGTGAAGGATTTAATGTTGTTGGAGATGACTTTATGTTAGCAACAGCAGCAGATATCGTAGCAGATCCTTCTGCACCCGATGCATTTGTTGAGGGAATTATGGAAGGAAAAGAGTGGATCTGGGAAGGAAATTCTTTCAGAGAGAAACTTGCTGAAGATACAAGAAATAAGATTGAGTCACTTGCATCCCAAAAAAGACTCGAAGAACATAAATTAGGTCTTTTCAATGAGTTTATTAACTCATTGTAATTACTGTGTTTATAAATAAATATAGATTTTAACTTTTTACAGGAAATCGGAGAGAAACCCAATGTCTAGTGGCAAAGAATTACAGGAAATGGAAGTAGGCACTACACCCTCCAAAACGAAGGCTAATGCAGCTGCATCACCTGGTGATGCTTTGCCAAAGGCTGGAAGTAACGCAGCAGGTGTATCTACTCCAGGAAACGACGCTAACGTCGAGGATCTAGGAGGTCCAACACCAGATAACTACAAACCAGATGATGATTCAGCAAAACTGAAGACTCCTGGTAAGACCCTTAAGCAAGTTAAGGATGTAGTTAACAAGAAAGCAAGTGCTGGCGACAGTGCTGCTACTAGTGCTACTAAGGTATCCGTACCTGAAGAAGTTGAAGCAACTGATGAAGTTGTCTCTGAAGAAGAAGTTACTACTGATGAAGTAGTAGCAGAAGAAGAGACTTCTACAGAAGAAGTTGTTGCAGAGGAAGAAACTACTGAAGAACCAGTAGTTGCTGAAGCACCTGAGTACAACATCGAAGAAGATGTTGCAGCACTCATAGAAGGTGAAGAACTTTCTGAAGACTTTAAGAGTAAAGCAAAAACTATTCTTGAAGCAGCAATCAACGGAAAAGTTGCAGCAATCGAAGAAAACCTTAAGACTGAGTATGAGACAAAACTCGTCGAAGAGGCAGAAGAGTTTAAGTCTGCTCTTAATGAGCGTGTAGACTCTTACCTAGAATATGTGGCTGAAGAGTGGTTCACTGAGAACCAACTTGCAGTAGAGGGCGGTCTTAAAGAAGAACTCACCGAGTCCTTTATGACTGGTCTAAAAGGTCTTTTTGAAGAACATTATGTATCAATCCCTGAAGATAAGTATGATGTACTACAGAGTATGGTAGAAAAACTAGATGATATGGAATCCAAACTCAATGAGCAAATTGAGAAGAACGTTGGATTGAACAAGAGACTTGCTGAGTCTGTTGCCGACGGTATCCTTGAGTCTGTTTCTGATGGTCTTGCGGCCACCCAGAAGGAGAAGCTCGCCTCGCTTTCTGAAAGTGTAGAGTTTGAAAGTGAAACAGAATATCGTGAAAAGTTGGAAACCCTTAAGGAATCTTATTTCCCTAATAAAGGAGTACCAGCAGCTAAAACTGAGAGTCTATCAGAAGGAGTCGATAATGCACCTGAATCAGTTTCAGGTTCAATGGCTGGATATCTAAAAACACTCAATCAGTTTAGCAAATAACTGATTTTAATATTAAATCAAACGCAAACACTATTTTTTTAATTAAAGCAAATGTTCCATTCAGAACAGTTGCAGGAAAAGTGGGCTCCCGTTCTTGAACATGAAGGTCTTGATAAGATTCAAGATTCTCATAAGAAAGCGGTAACCGCAGTCCTGCTCGAAAACCAAGAGAAATTCCAAAAAGAACAGAACGCATTTAGCGAGTCTGGTCTTTTAACAGAGCAACCAACCAACTCTACAGGTTCGTCTGTTGCTAATTTTGATCCCGTTCTAATCTCATTGATTAGACGTTCAATGCCTAACTTGATCGCATATGATCTTGCTGGTGTTCAGCCAATGTCTGGACCTACTGGTTTGATCTTCGCAATGCGTTCACGTTACAAGGATCAGTCTGGTACAGAAGCATTCTACAACGAAGCAGATTCAGCATTCTCAGGACAACCTGCAGGAAGCAATGTTGAAACTGGTTTCGTAGACGGTGCAGTTGGTTTAGGTACAACATCACAGTCTGGATCTAATCCAGGTGCGTTGAACCCATCAACTTCTACTACACAGAAGGCATACGACGTTGGACAAGGTATGACCACTGCTCAGGCTGAAAAGCTTGATGGCACTGGTGCAGATGCCTTCAACGAAATGGCATTCAGCATTGAGAAAGTAACAGTTACTGCGAAATCTCGTGCGTTAAAAGCTGAGTACTCACTAGAGCTTGCTCAGGACTTGAAAGCAATCCACGGATTGAATGCTGAAGCAGAACTTGCTAATATCCTCTCTACTGAAATCCTTGCTGAGATCAACAGAGAAGTTATTCGTACAATTTACAAGTCTGCTGAAACTGGTGCTCAATCAAACACAGCAACTGCTGGAGAGTTTGATCTAGACATCGACTCAAATGGTAGATGGTCAGTTGAGAAGTTCAAGGGACTTATCTTCCAGATCGAAAGAGATGCTAACGCTATCGCACAGCAAACTCGTAGAGGAAAGGGTAACGTTATCCTAACATCTGCTGACGTTGCTTCTGCGTTAACAATGGCTGGTGTTCTTGATTACACACCTGCTCTTAATGCTAACCTTAACGTTGATGACACTGGCAATACATTTGCTGGAACACTTAACGGTAAGTACAAGGTATACATCGACCCTTATTCTGCAAACAGTGCTGCTAATCAGTACTATGTTGTTGGATATAAAGGTTCTTCACCTTACGATGCTGGTCTGTTCTACTGCCCATACGTTCCTCTACAGATGGTTCGTGCAGTTGGAGAGAATAGTTTCCAACCAAAAATCGGCTTTAAGACTCGTTACGGAATCGTTGCGAACCCATTTGCCGAAGGTACAACAGCTGGTCTTGGTACTGTTGGAGTTAATAACAACAAGTACTACAGACGTGTTACTGTTAAGAACCTAATGTAAGCAAGACGCTTATATTTCACATGAAGCACTCCTTC